GTTCTAAGAACTGATTAAAAGAAACGAAAGTTTTGCACTACAATGAGGCTAAAGCTGGCCATAAATAGAATTAATCTTCTATTAGGATAAATACGCTTTATTACCATTTCTGTGAATAAACTTCTTGGTTTCATAATAATAGTTCAGTACGTAGTATACATTAAAAGAGGCGCGTAAAATTTTGGTTCGTAATCGTGGAATTTGAACCACGCTTCGTCACATTCGTCAAATGTCACGGTTGTGATGTCAAATCCGACGTCCACGAGCTCTCTGTCCAATATCTTCTTTGTCGTGTCAAATTTTGTTCGTCCATGTCCATATGAAAATCGTAGCATGTCGTCGCAATTCGATACAAGAGCTTGGTCAGGCGGCAAGGTGTTTCGAATCCAGTTGGATAATTCTCCAATAGGATTTACCGCATCAATGGCTGCGTGCCAATGATCTTCTAGTCGTGTATCCTCGATGAAACTGCATTTCAGAAAAGTGATATCGTCCCACTCTTCGAACTCTTGAAATTCAGATCCATCCTTTGATGGTGGTGTAGCGTGTATTTGGTGCACAAGCAAATGCTCTGCGATATTAATAGCATTCCAAATATGTTTAAACTCATCGCTACTTGAGTTTACGGAGTCGTCGCCTAAAAAGACGTTTTCGGTGTTTTCGTCGAATTCTTCAAGACTGTGCTCCTCTTGCAATCTCTCACAAATTTCTTGAAACAAGCACAAAGCTCTTATCATCCAACCGATTGAATTTAGGATGACCGTTCCAAAAATGCCACTTGGCATTCCTGTTAAGACTGCGTATACGATCTTGCCCCATATATGAATGCGAACACTCAACATGGCTACTCCTACAAGATAGCACATCTTTTTCGCGTGTTGAATTAAATCATCGGCAAAGCCGAGAAGGAGCATCAACACAGCAAGTACACGCGCGCATACTTCAACTGCTCCTTTCATTGTTTGTTGGTCGAAGGTTCCGTCCCAGAATTTTACATCAGCTGCAAAATAGTTTGGATGTCTACGCAACTTCCTGCATAATCTGGT